CTTAATTAAGTATGAAACACAGGGGTATTACAAAGGCTCACCCTTGCGCTGATTTTATGACCAAGCAGTTATCTACATTAACCAACCTGATTTAGTAACGCAGATAGATAAGTGGTTTGAGTGGCGTGGTAAGCAGGTCATAAAACCAGAGTGGCGACAGAGGCATTATGATGTTGTAATACAAGACTATTTGATAGATAACAAAATTGAATGGGTGACTACTGTGCCGTGTTTATTTGAGCATGTTGGAGAAGTATCTTCGTTAGGCCATGACATAGGCAAAGCGATTTCGTTCATAGGAGATAAATGAAAATCTTTACGACTAAAAATGTTTTTGACGAGGCGTTAGCCCGTATCAGATTACTGTTTGATGAGTTTCCAGAGGTAATAGTTTCTACTTCTGGCGGCAAGGACAGCACAGTAATCTTTGAGTTAGCCAAGCAAGTGGCTAGAGAGAAAGGGCGATTACCTCTTAAAGTTTTTTGGCTGGACCAAGAGTGTGAGTTTCAAGCGACAAGTGATTATGTAAGAGATGTTATGTATGACCCTGATGTAGAGCCGCTTTGGTATCAGATTCCGTTCAGATTACAAAACGCAACCTCAGCAACGGAGTCATGGTTAAACTGTTGGGGCGAAGGGGAACAATGGGTAAGGGAACAAGACCCCATTTCTAAAAAAGAAAACACCTTTGGCACGGATAGGTTTGTTGCACTTATGGAAGCCATTATGTCGCAGACCTGCGATAAGCCCACGGCAGTTCTTACAGGGGTAAGGGCAGAAGAGTCACCGACACGCATGGTCGCCGTGACCGAAGACCCTACCTATAAATGGATTACTTGGGGCAATAAGATTAGTAAGCCAAAACAGATTTATAACTTCCATCCAATATACGACTGGGGCTACTTAGATGTCTGGAAAGCAATTTACGACCACGGCTGGGCCTACAACCGCCACTATGACGACTTATTCCGTTATGGCGTACAGGTGCGCAAAATGCGGGTGTCAAACTACCATCACGAAACGGCTGTCCATTCGCTTTTCTTACTGCAAGAAGTTGAACCAGAAACCTATCAACGGGCTACACAGCGTATCTCAGGGCTAGATACCGCTGGTAAGTTAGGGCAAGAGGACTGGTTTGTATATGAGTTGCCTTTTATGTTTCAGGACTGGACAGAATACCGAAACTATCTTTTGGAAAACCTTGTCGTTGACCCTAAATACCGCGCTCGCTTTGCCCGCCGTTTTGAAAGTATTGAACGCAGATACAGTAGGTCAAACAACCCGGAAATGCAGAAGACCTTTGTCAATTCCATATTGTGTAATGATGTAGAGATGACTAAGTTAAGCAACTGGGAAGTCCGTAATTTTACTGACAAGCAGTTAGCCAAAAAGGAGAAACATGAAGCCGACTTTGCCGGACTCGCTCAAGAACAGCCTTAAAGAAATTATAGAGGCGGCTGACAAGCCACAAGAAACTCTTAATGCTATACGAGGATATTTACACAGCCTATCGCCCAGTAAAGCGCAACCTGTTAATAATGTAATGTGGGTTCCGGTAGAGCAGGTGCAAGCCAATGACTATAACCCTAACAGCGTAGCGTCTAATGAAATGCGCTTATTGCATGTATCAATTTCTCATGACGGCTACACGCAACCCGTGGTCACTGTCTATGACGAAACCCTAGACAAGTATGTAATCGTTGATGGCTTTCACAGATACAGCATTATGCGCCGCAATAAAGATATATACGACTTAAACGGCGGCTACTTGCCTATTGTGGTTATAGATAAAGATATAAATGACCGCATGGCAGCAACAATTCGCCATAATCGGGCCAGAGGTAAGCATTCTGTTGCAGGTATGGGTCAAATAGTGTTTAATATGTTAAAGAACGGGGCTACAGATGGCCAAATCTGTGCAGAAGTAGGCTTAGAACCAGAAGAATTAGCACGATTAAAGTATGTTACGGGTTTTGCAAAACTGTTTGCCGATACTAAATACGGACAGGCTTGGGAAACCAATAACCAAATAAAGGTAAGAAAGGACTGGTTAGCCAAAAATGAACATACAGAGCCTCAGCCTTAATAGCCTAGTTCCATACTGGCGCAACCCTCGCAAAAATGATGTTGCAGTTGAGAAGGTAAAAGAGTCTATCCGCGAATACGGGTATATCACTCCTATAGTTGTAGATAGTTCTTTAACAATTATTGCCGGCCACACACGCTACAGAGCCCTCAAAGAATTAGGTTATGATGAGGTTCCGGTAATAATTGCAGACTTGCCAGACAAAAAGGCCAAAGAGTTTAGGATTATAGATAACCGAACAAGTGAATACGCAACATGGACACCTGACTTAGCCCTAGAACTAAAAGAGTTTAGTGACCCTAAGTTCCTAGACATATTCTTTCCAGATGTCCAGTTAGACCCCGATTTTGCAAAAGTGACAGCGGCCAGCGCTTTGCAGAGCATTGACCAATTATCCGATGAGTTGCAGCGCAAGTTCCAAGAAGCCTCAGAAAACAGAGAGCGTGAACCTAAGATGACTTTTCCCTGCCCGCATTGCAGCCAAGACATTGTGTTAATGCGTAAAGACCTAATGAAAGACAAGAACTGGGAACTATGATAGAAATGAACTTTAACGCCACGCTCATGAAACTGGTCGCGGCAACAACCCGCCAAAGAATTATGATGGAACTAGAGGCGTTTTGTAATGAGAACCACATACACTTTCACGGCATGGATGTAGTACCGATAGAAGGGCTATTAGAGTTTATGAAAACAGCGGGGGTGATATATGAGCAAGAGGGGCAGAAAGACTAAATTAACGCCAGAATTGCTAGATAGGCTTGAAAAAGCGCTCGCCAGCGGCAATTATGTGGAAACTGCTTGCGCTTATGTAGGTATATCAAGGGCAGTTTATTATCATTGGCTGGCAGAAGCGGCTAAACCACGCGCAAAAAAGATTTATTTAGATTTCTTAGACACAGTAGAGCGGGCAAAGGCAGTAGCAGAAATCCGTAATGTGCAGATAGTTCAAGCAGCCGCGCAAGGTGATGCCGCTAATGAGCAAGACCCAGACTGGCGTGCAGCAACATGGTTCTTAGAGAGAGCCTATCCGCGTAAATGGGGCAGACATGAAAGAGTGGAGTTATCAGGAGCAGAAGGCGGCCCTATTAATGTGTCAATAGATACCAAACAGGCGCTATTAGATATTATTCGGGAAAAATCGCCAAAGGAGTAGGCAGTGGCGCATAGCCTACAAGAATATCTCGGCACGCTAGACCCGGTGGAACAAGAGGCCGTGGTTGCACAACTAGACGACACACGGCGCTCAGAGATGATTAAACGGCCTTGGTGGTTTATAGGTAGGCCAGAACAACAAGAGCCAGAGGGTAATTGGACTGTTTGGCTTATCCTTGCGGGCCGTGGCTGGGGTAAAACCAGAACCGGCGCTGAGTGGTTAATAGACAAAGTGCTTGCAAATCCGGCTGCTCCAGACGGCGCTCCTACAGAGTGGGCCATCATTGGAGAAACCTTTGGCGATACCCGTGTTATGTGTGTAGAAGGGCCATCTGGCATTTTGCGTGTGTTGATGGGGCGCGGTTTAACTAATGGAATAGAGTTTACATACAACAGGTCATCTTGGCAGGTCACAATGGCAACAGGCCAGAAGATACACATGTTCGGCGCTGATAACCCTGATGCTGGCCGTGGCTACAACCTATCTGGCGTGTGGGCAGATGAGATAGCAAAGTGGCGGTATTCCTATGAGTCATGGATGGAAGGTATTGCACCTGCCTTGCGTATTGGCGAAAGGCCAAGAGCCGTTATAACAACAACTCCAAAGCCTATTCGTATATTACGGGAGTGGACAGGGCGCTCTGATGGGTCTGTTTTTACAACACGCGGCTCTACCTTTGACAACGCAAGCAACTTATCTACCGCCGCGCTAACAGAATTAGAAGCCCGTTACGCTGGCACAAGAGTGGGCCGACAGGAACTATATGGCGAACTCTTAGAAGATGTAGAGGGTGCGTTATGGCATAGGCAGATGATAGAGCGAGCGCGAATAGAACCAAATCTAGTGCCAAATTTAATACGAGTTGTGGTTGCCATTGACCCGGCTGTTACTTCTGGCGAAGAGTCTGATGAAACAGGTATTGTGGTCGCTGGTCTTAGTGCGGATAACCAATACTATGTCCTCAGCGATAAATCTTTGAGGGCAACACCGGACGCGTGGGCGCGTGTATCAGTAGAGCAATACAAAGAGTGGAAGGCAGACCGCATAATTGCAGAAGCCAATAACGGCGGCGATATGATTACACAACTAATTAGAACAGTAGATGGGCAAGTGCCTGTTAAAAAGGTAAATGCAACAAGAGGCAAAAGAGTAAGGGCAGAACCTATAAGCGCCCTATATGAGCAAGGCCGTGTCCATCATGTCGGCTCATTTCCAGCACTAGAAGACCAAATGGTTACTTGGACACCCGACATATCAAAATCGCCAGATAGATTAGACGCTCTGGTTTGGGCATTAACAGAACTAAGCGAGGGCTCTGTTGCTGCAATAAGTCTTAGCGCATTATCCGTTTGGTGTCCTAATTGCAACAGGCCTTTGCCAAAAAACACGCTATCATGTCCTCATTGCGCGACTAATCTGGGAGCATAATGGCCGTCACTTATAACATTACGATAGACCAAGGCGCTGACTTTTACATTGACTATATCTACACACAGCCCGCCACGATTACAAACATATCCTCAAACGGCACAACAGTTACCTTTACGGCAGCAAATGGATTCACAAATGGACAAACAGTAAGCATAAATGGTGTCTTGCCTAGCCAATATAATTTACAAAATGTTACTGTTGCAACTGCAAGTTCATCTCAATTTACAGTCACGAATGGGGCAACCGGAAATTATATTTCTGGCGGTCTTGCTTTAAGCCCTGCAAACCTGACAGGTTATACAGCGGCAATGCAATTGCGGTCTTTGCCGTCTAGTCCTGTTACCGCTCTAGACCTAACAACAGCAAATGGCGGTATTACAATTACAGGAGCGACAGGCAAGGTTTCGGTGCATGCAACGGCCACGCAAACAGCGGCTATTGATGATGGCGTATATGTCTATGATTTAGAGATAGCGTCAGCCGGTATTGTGACAAGGCTCGTGCAAGGGCAAGCACTCGTATCGCCGGAGGTGACAAGGTAATGGCAGAAGAAGCGATTATTGTTGTTCCAAATATACCGATAGTTACAGTTCAAACCCCCGGCCCACAAGGCCCATCAACTTCCGCACAGGTATTTTTTGTACATACTCAAGCGGTGGCTTCGGCAACATGGACAATAAACCATAATCTAAACGGCAACCCTACCGCCGTTGTTTTAGACAGTGCTGGAACTCAATGCGAAGGCACTTTTTCTTACCCCTCAGTTAATCAAATGGTGATAACCTTTTCGTCTGCCTTTACCGGCACGGCGTATGTAATTTAGGAGATATAAATGGCCCGTAAGTTTCTAGTCAGCATAGACTTAAATAAGAACGAGTTACAGAACGCCGCTATACAAAATCTGGCAACCGCGCCAGCATCACCTGTCGCTGGTCAAATCTATTTTGATACAGTTGATTTAGAACTTTACTTCTGGACAGGCTCGGCATGGGAAAGCACACAGGCTAATTCGCAAGTCACTAACGGATTATTCGCAAACCGCCCTGCGGCTGGCGAAGCAGGTCGTCTGTTTTATGCAACAGACCAAGCGCTTTTATATTTTGATGATGGCTCAACATGGACACAGATAAATGGATTCGGCAGCGTAACATCACAAACAACTTATGGCGCGGCTTCTGGCAATGGTTCTTCTAATTCTTATTCACGAACAGACCATACACACGGAACACCTTCTCTATCCACTAACGCAGCAAGTGTGCAAGCCATTGGTGATAGCGCAACAAACGGAAGCGGAACTGCACCTGCTAAAGATGACCATAAACACGGCATGCCAGCATTCGGCACAGTTACAGCGCAAACCTCATTTGGTGCAAGTAGTGGCAACGGCAGCAGCGCAAGTATTGCTCGCACAGACCACACTCACGGAACGCCAACACATGATAACTCAGCGCATAGCGGCATTAACTTATCTGCATTAGCAGTTCCACTCGCGGATATATCTGCCGGTGGCTTTAAGATAACAAACCTTGCAACACCTACTGTTTCTACAGATGCAGCAACAAAAGGCTATGTAGATGCAACAGCACAGGGCTTAGATGTAAAGGATTCTGTTAGAGCAGCAACCACAACAAACGGCACACTAGCAACTGCGTTCGACAATGGCTCTGTAATTGACGGCGTAACACTTGCTACAAATGACCGCATTTTAATTAAGAACCAAACAGACCAAACAGCCAATGGTATTTACATTGTTCAGGCTTCTGGCGCGCCAGTTCGCTCGTCTGACATGGATGCCGGTTCTGAGTTTCCGGGTGCTTTTACATTCGTAGAAGAAGGAACGGCTAATGCTGACGATGGGTTTGTCTGTACAAATAACTCGCCTGTTGTGCTTGGAACAGACAACATAACATGGACACAATTTAGCGGCTCTGGCTCATTTACTGCCAGCGATGGTGTTTTATTAACAGGTAATAACTTTACTGGCGTTGTAGTTGCCAGCGGTGGCCTATCAGTAGGCGCATCAGGCTTCCAATTAGATACTGCTATAGCCGTTCGTAAATATGCCGTTAGCGTTGGTGATGGCACTGCAACTTCCTACACAGTTACTCATAATCTAAATACGCAAGATGTAATAGTTGCCGTCTATGATAACTCCAGCCCATACGCCGAAGTAATCGCAGATGTTCAACATACAACTGTAAACACAGTTACAGTATTGTTCTCAGTAGCACCTACCTCAAACCAATATCGCGTAGTCGTACACGCATAAAAGGAGAATCACATGGGTCTAATCGACCGGTTCGCCAAGATAGTTGCTCAACAGATAGATAAAGCACCTAAATTGCCAGCGGGCGCTGTTGCTATGACCGAATCCGAAATGCGACAAGCAGGTTTAGTAGCGCAACAGAATTACGGCTCTAGTGTTGCACTGCCACGCGCCCCGTTCTCAGCATCTACTCCTTTTGGTCCGGGCATGCCATTAACTCCCGGTGCTATTAACGCAGTCCGTGACGATGGCAGAGCAGACCCACGCCGTTTTGAATATCAAGTTGCGCAAAATATAAATGTTACCGAAACACGCTTTATACCTTTTAAGACACTTCGGGCGAGCGCGGACCAAATAGATATTCTGCGAAGATGTGTAGAAACTGTTAAGGCTAAAGCACTTTCTTTAGAGTTTGACATTGTGCTTGGACAAGACGCTTCCGAAAAAATCACGGCAGAAAACGGCAAAGACCATATTCGGGCTATGGCAGAGGCGCGCAAGACATTTACAAAAGACATTGACCGCATTCGCACTTTCTGGGAGAACCCAGACCGCTCTAATGGTTATACATTCACAGACTGGTTAAACATTGCACTAGAAGAAATCTTAGTCATTGACGCATGGGCTGTCTGGCCACAGAAAACAGTTGGTGGCGACCTATATGGCTTGCAGATACTAGATGGCGGCACAATTAAACCTTTATTAGACCCTAGAGGTATGCGCCCAAGTAATGGAGATGTTGCATACCAGCAAATACTCTATGGATTCCCACGCTCAGAGTTCACCGCTAACGATGATGACCCAACAGCAGATGGTGAGTTCACCTCAGACGACCTGCAATACATGGTTCGTAATCGTAGGACTATCTCTGTCTATGGATATAGCCCAGTAGAGAGGGCCTTACCTCTTGCTGATATTTACCTTCGCAGACAGCAATGGATTAGAGCCGAATACACAGACGGCGTTGTTCCAGAACTATTCTTTGAGAGCGATATTAACTTTGGCAGCAATGCACAACTAATTCGTGATTATGAAAACATTATAAATGACGACCTATCAGGTCAAACACAACAGAGAATGCGCGCCCGTATTCTGCCAGCCGGACTTAAGCCATTTCAACCAGATGGTTATGGCGAGAAGTTTAAGGACACGCTAGATGAGTTTCTTATTGCGTCAATATGTGGTCACTTTGGAGTGCAACCTACTGAGATAGGTTATAACCCAAAGGGTGGATTAGGTGGTAAGGGATTTGAGGAAGGGAAGGCTGATTCGGCACAGGCGTTAGGTATAGAGCCGCTTATTCAATGGCTTAACAAAATGCTCACAAACATTTCTTATACCTACCTAAACATGCCTCGCGAGTTAGAGTTCAAACTACTCACATCACGCCGCCTAGACAATGAATCAAATGCCCGCAAGGCTCAGATAGAAGTTACTTCCGCTGGCAAGACAATTAACGAACGCCGCTCTGAATTAGGTTTGCCATTACTAGATACACCTCAAGCAGATATGCCTATCTTGGTTGCAGGAGCAGAGGTTTTACTATTTTCGCCAGACGGAATCATTAACGCTAAAGATGTAGAGAGTGCTTCTACCCTAGACCAAGAGGGCAATTCGCAGGGGGATGGGGCAGTACCTAATGAGGTGCAACAAGATAATCGCGACACAGAAGATGACGAAGAAGTTATAGATGCTGGCGTTCAAGACGAAGTGCGCGCATTCCTAAAG